GGTCGCTCATTTATGTTTTTCATACATGTAGGGGATACATATATCTCGTTGATAGAGGTAACGAGTCTGGGACGTTTGTCACTACACCTCTAAATTCAGTAAGTGTACAGATTCTAACGACCTATACACTTATTCGTAAGTGGCAAGCAATATTTAGATTTTCTCCTTCCCTTGCTGAGCTGTCGGCTCATTACCGATTAGCTGTGCTCGGGGATGATCGATCTCTTAAGGTCTCCTCCCAATTAGAAGTAACACAGGAGGATTTGATCGAAGATTCAAAATTATTTTGCCTTAAATGTACCCCTGCAAAAACAATTTCCGGACTTGACTTTTGCTCTAGGGCATTAATCTGGGACGATCGTTGGCAGATATCATGGCCTGCTCTTAAGGAGGCTTCGGTCACCTCTCAATTGCATTGGACTACAAGTTTCTCGGAGGAACAGCTCCTCCAGAATTGTGACAATGCATTATATGAGGCAGCACTTCATGAGGATCCCCAACTTTTCCAGAAAGTGCTAAACGATGCACTATTAATACTACGACGATATGATATTCCGATCGAGAGATTGGCATTTCACTCTCGAGACCTTATTCGTCGCCGATTTATCGGCATGGTTAAGGGAACACCAGATATAATAAATATTCAAGATCATATCGCACGTATACACGATGAAAACCCCATCGAGTATGTTTCTAAAGTTTGTAGAACATACGATGTTAAAGGTATTCATAGTGCTGACGAGATAGCCGAACAACGTCTCGATTTTAAGCATTTGCGTAAATCATTAAAGGAGTTCGACTTGACTCAATTAGTTTCCGACCATAATACTAACCCAGTCGGATACCTTCTTGAAATTCTTCAGTGTAAACAGCTGAAGACTAAAGTAAAGGAGGAATATGAGTCGAATACTGGTGGGTGGCTTTGTACCCTTTATCTCTTTGGGAATAGTGCGACGGCAAGCGCTTCCACAAAGAAGAGAGCAAAGACCTTGGCCTATCGATATCTTCTCGATAGGTTTTATGGTGGTATCTTGTCGTCAGATACCAGGCGCTTGGAACAAAAGAATCAACATAATAGCGCTGAAAATATCAGTACGACTACGCCGATACAAACTACTTCTAGTACGACCCCTGCTTTACAATATTGCAACGAATCGATACAACAAATTTTTACGAAACCACTCGTAGAATTCAACACCCATGTCGTCACCGGATCAGACGGTTCCAGACACGTGCGACGCGACTCCCATCAAGGGAAATCCCGTCAGTGCACTGTACGAACTTATTCAGAAACGCTACGGTCCCAAAACCGGGCGTGACTACCCGCTCATTACCAGCTATGCGCAATCCGATGACGAATTATGGGAATGTTCACTGCATTCCCATAACCATACAACATTTTCCGAAGGCCGCACGAAGAGGGTGGCTAAGATTGGGGCATTTCAAGCTTTTCTTGAGGATGTTCTTAGCCGCCCTTCTCTTCTTGAGCCTGTTCCCGAAGACGAATACACAACCATTGAAGTCAATAATATCCGGACAACGAAAACAATGGCTGTACATTTCGTGCAGGCCAGCGTTGCCGCACAGCTTCGCATCGCTGGTACAATTTCGTCAAAACTATGCAAACCTGTCGTTGTCTACATGTCTGGTCGCTCTCCCAAAGAAGCTATCAACAGAATCCTTATCTCTGACGGTATCTCCTACCGTTTTAAGGAAGTTGTTGATGGCCCTGATGAAGGACTTTATGTCCTCTCTGAAGCCGCGGAGTCACTCAACCCTGCCTATCATGTAGCCATGGCATCTGTCTATCTTGAGTATCCCCACACTTACGATAAATACTTATGCGAAGATGGGTGTAAAATATCGTTAGCCGTCGATAACGCTGATGGTCTCACTGACCTGGATTTGCAAGTCAATCCTAGACTTCGTCCTGAGGTTTATGATTGTTCTAATGATGGCCAAATTACAGCTAATTCTGGTCCATCTGAAACACC